GATAAGATGCAGGGTGCAGTACGAGCATTATCGGTTGATTAAACATTACCGTCCTCTTTTAAAATCGAAAGAGGCCGGGACCAATAGAGAGTATTGATACATCTGGATACGTGATGATCTTACACGAAGACAGGCCAAAGCCGAAGGCTGCGGCAGGAACTTAGGCTCCCGCTCAATCAATATGATTGGTCGAGAGCTAACGTATAAAAAGCGGAGGTAAATACAATTGTTAACGTTAATTCTCGTAATCCTTGGCGCTCACATTACGCTGTTCCTTACCGCATGTGTACTCGCTAGGGAAGCGTTAATAGAAGCGAGTTGGATCGATAGGCTAAGTGGGGTAGGCGCTATACTGGCACTACCATCGTTGTATATCGTACTGTACTTCGCGTTCAAGCGTAATCCAGGCGGGATATTATAATGTTGATGGAACGTCGTATCCTCCGTAGTATGCTGCGCTGTTATTATATGTAGCGATTGGTAGCGTAGAGGTTACGTATGGATACGACAGATGGGTACGAGTAGGTGACGTTGCATCTGCAACAACGCTCCGACCGGAGGCCTTCCGAAAACTCACGGGGTCAAACGCCATTTCGACGTTTTCGACCGCATTAATACGTAAAATAGTGCAAATTTGACGTTGGAATGGCGGTTAGCGGCGGTCAGATACGGTTGAACATACGGTGAGAATGGCGTAGTGACGCGGGTTCCGGTGGATTGAGGGAGAGGGCGGACTACTTCGCGAAATACGAATTTTGTGAATATGCCAACGCTTTAATGTGATGAAGTATAAATACCCCAAAGGGGTACCGATGAGGCATCGCATTAACCGTCAGCAATTCGCGCACAATTTTTTGAACTCGGGAGGTCGCGTATCCTTCACGTTAAGCCTACATTTGAGCCGCTTAAAATCCGCTCAGACGGACGTAAGCATATCCGGAGTATAATCCGTCCACTAACGTAGTGAGACGGTTATTTCACGTTAATTTTACGAAGGGAGACCATATCATGTCCGCATCGAAACGTAAGCAACTCGAATCGCGGTTAGACGGCCGCCAACGGGTCGCCGCGCTTGCCTGCGTAGAACGCGAATTTGCCGCGGAGTCAGAACGTCAGACATTCGACGAAATCGCGGCCGCTGCCGGAGTCACGCGGAACACGCTTTACGAATGGCGCACGCAGAACCGCGCATTCATTGATTATATGAACGCTATCTCCGACGATTTCTTATCTGGTAAGCGAGCGTTAGTCTACCGGAAGCTGATGCAGCTTATTGACGGGCCGCAGCCGTCAGTTAAGGCGATCGACTTGTTTATGAAACGCGAAGGTCTAATTACGCAGCATACCGTCGTTGAAACGAAGGACGCGGCAGCCCCGAAATCGAACGACGAACTTGCGGCAGAAATCGCGGAACTGGACGATTTGCTCGCGGAGGGCTCCGAATAGGAGCCGGAAGACTAAACGAATAGGAGGTCGGTATTTATCGCGTGGATAGACGGGACTTGGCTCGAACGTGAAGCGCGGGCCGACCGAATCAAACTCGTACGCGAACGGGGCCGGAAGCTGCATACATTAATTAAGGCCGACCGGGCAACGGAGTACCACGTAGAATCGTACCAGGCGTCGGTCGCGGAACTCCGACGGCTCATACGAATCCACAAAGCGGAAGAAGATGTCGCGTATTTCACGTATGAATACGTATCGGACGGGGGCAATCCGGAGAATGACGACAATATCGTTCGAAACGCGGAAGATGGAACATTACACGATCCGCTCGATCAGATAGCGCCGATCCACCGCGAGTTCTTCGACTTATGCGATTACGTGGACCACGTTGAACGGAACGCTAGACTGGCGATTGCGGCCGCGCGGGGACACTCAAAATCCGGTGTGTTCTCGAACGCATTTCCGTTGCATCAACTAGCATATCGGAAGCGGCGATATGTACTCGTCATATCGGAAACGGACGGGCTCGCGAAAAAGCTAATCGGATGGGTCAATAAGCAACTCAAATTTAACGCTAAGTTCCGCGAGGACTTCGGTGTTCTTTTACATGAGCGGAATACGCAGAACGAGCGCGATAACGAAGAGGCGTTTATAACGTTATCCGGCGCGCTTGTCGAGGCGTCATCGTCCGGTAAGCAGCTCCGTGGTAAACGTCACGGTTCATACCGGCCGGATATCGTTATCGTGGACGATCCATCATCGCAAAACAACGAAGGCACGAAGGAAGCGCGTGAAAAACTCGTTCACTGGTTCAATTCCGTTGTCGTTCCGATCGGCACGAAGTCGACCGCAATTATACTTGTCGGTACGATGGTTTCTGCGACCGGCCTGCTGAATCACGTACTCAAACGTAAGGATTTCAAGTCATCGTTTCATGGCGCGGTCATATCTGAACCGGATAATCCGAAGTTATGGGATGCTTACCTCGAGCTGTACGGACGAGCTGACGATATGGCCGAGGTCGACGCTTACTATGAGTCGAATAAGGACGCGTTAGAGGCAGGCGTCGAATTGGCGTGGCCGTGGCGGTGGACGTACCGGGCGCTCATGCACGAAAAGTTCAATATGGGCACGCGGGCGTACAATTCGGAGTTCCGGAACCTGGCGTTCAGCGAGGACGAACAATTCTTCTTCCCGGATACTTACGGTTACTACCGATTTGAGTACGTCGATGGCCGGCGGTTCATTCGTTACGAAGACATGCAGATTCCAGTCGATGAGCTTACGATTTCCGGCGCCTGGGATATAGCGCTCGGGAAGAATGCGCGGTCGTGTTATAACGCAGTCCTTACGGTCGGCCGTTATGAGAAAACCGGGCACATTTTCGTATTGGACGAGTATGCGACGAAAGAGCAGCCTCACGTTTATATCGACTTAATCGTCGAAAAAATCCGCGAATGGCGGCATCACGTGTTCAGCGTTGAGACGATAAACGCTCAGCACGAGTTTTACCGGCAGCTCCAAGAAGCGCTCCGGAAGGCCGGGATATCACGGACGCGGATTAACGACGTGAAATCGCATAAGTCGTCGAAAGAGGAACGTATCGAATCGCTCGAACCGCTATGTCACAATAAAACGTTGATTTTCAACCGTTCGCATACGATGTTGCTCGATCAAATGGCGCAATATCCGCATGGCGATTATGTCGACTCGGCGGACGCGTTGCAGCTTGCGGTCGAACACGTTGCGAGGGCGAAGAAGGTTGTACAGAATAAGCCGGCAGTATTTTACCGGTAAATGAACGTTTGAATATGTATATTCAACGATTATGTAACGAAAGGAGGACGGAGAATGACGAAACTATTCGTACCAGGCGCGCTATACCCGCCATCTGCCGATATTGAACGGCTCGCGAAGTATAAACGTGCCCGCGCGATATACGAAGGCCGGCTGTACGACGTTTACGACCGCGCCACGGAGCTATTACGTGATACGCCGGCGGCTCCGCAGCTCGCGAAGCTTTATATCGCGGTCAATTTAATGGACGTACTCGTCGCCAAGCCGGCCGATTTAATGGTTGGCGATCCGCCGTCGTACGAGTCCGGCAACCCTGACGACTCCGCCGAACAGGACGCGCTTAACCGTATCGTCGAGGAAAACGACGTTACGCAGCTAATCCACGAAACGGTAACGGGCGGAGGCATTACAGGCGACGCGTGGTTCAAAACGTACTTTGCCGACCGGCAGGACTTTTCCGCGCTGGCCGCCGCTGACCTTCCAGTTCCAACACAGAATCCGGAGCCGATTATCGAATCGGTCGATACAATGTACGTGTTTCCGGAACTGGCTGCCGGTAGCCGGAAGAAGTTTACCGCTATCAATATCGCATATATCGAATGGGTCGAAGAGAGCTTGGGGGTTGTCGAACGTGTTATGACCGGTAACAAGTCGACCAAAACGCCTTACCTCGTTGTCGAGCGTCATCTGCCGGGCTATATCGTATACGAACGGTATAAGGCAGAAACCGCCGGCGTCGATAATCGTTTTGGTACAGAGATTCCGCGTTTCCGGATTGGCGAAGCTGTTCCGACCGGACGTAACGAAGATGTTGTTGCAACAGGCGTTAACCGGCCGCTCGTCTTTCACGCACCGTACAAAACGGTCGATTACGATTGGAAGGGTACGGGCAATATCGAAAAGATAGAGTCCGTATTGGCCGCGATTAACGATCGGCTCGTCCAGATCGACTATATCCTATGGAAGCATTCGGACCCGATTGCCTACGGGCCCGAAATTGACGATGACGGCAACGGCGGAACACGTTGGGGCGGCAAATACATCGCGGTTGAGAAAACGGATGTCGTGCCCGGTTATATGACGTGGGAATCGCAGCTCGAATCTGCATTTAAAGAGTTGGACACGTTGCTTTCGCTAGTATTCGTCATGTCCGAAACGCCACAATGGCTGTTCGGCACGACGATGGCCGGCGCAGATAAAGGCGGAACCGGTACGTCGCACACGGACGGCGTCGCAATCAAAGCCCGTTTTATGCCGATCTTGTCAAAGGTCAAGCGTATCCGTACGCATATGGACAAAGCGCTTCGGGACGCGCTGTGGTCCGCGATGGAACTCGAAAACTACGCGAACCGTGGCGTTAAGGGTTTCGTCCCGTATAAGCCTGTTTATCCGAAGATTAATTGGCGCGACGGTATCCCGAAAAACGAAAAAGAGGAAGCGGAAATCTACTCGATTCGGACCGGAGCTAAACCGACGCTCGACGTAAAATCCGCGATTAAGCGCATGGATGCCGTTGACGATCAGCAAGCCGGCGAAGTGTTGACGCGAATGCGCGAAGATGAAACGCGGATCAACGGAACCGTTAACGGATCGGTATTTAACGAAGAGGTTACGGAGGTCGTCGTCTAATGGCTGATACGGACATCCTCGTCGCCGCGTACAAAGACGCCGTCAAACGGATTCGGGCGGAATTGTTATCGCTCGATATTACGGATATGTCGCGGACGAATACGGAAGCCGCTCTCCGAGAAGTTGCGCGAATCCTTGCGTTGTTAAACGAAGAAGCGGCCGCCTGGGTCATAAAGCATGTACCGGAAGCCGGGGCCGTCGGCGTCGTCGAAACGCTAGTCGCGCTAGGCGTTGCTGAATCCCGGAAAGCGGCCGCTGACACCGCGAAGTTTAACCGCATGAACAGCCGGTACGTCAACGCTGTTATAGCGGACACGCAGGCGGATTTGCTGGCGGTAACGCAAAACGTTGACCGAAGAGTTAGGGCTGCCGTCCGCCAAGTCACCGCCGAGTCGATGCGCGCGAATATGGCCGCAGGCATTAACGGTCGGCGCACGATTAATCGGGACACGCTCGCAGGCATGCGAAAGACGCTCGGCGATGCGGTCGATACCGGGATCATTGACGCGGCCGGTCGGCGCTGGAAGCCGGAAGTATACGTCGATATGGTGACGCGGACCAAACTGGCGGAAACGGAACGGCAGACGGCAATTAACGAAGCTGTACAGCGGGGCGCGTTTTACGGAATCATATCGATTCACGGCGCAACGGACGCCTGCCGGAACTACGAACGGCTTATCGTTAAACTCGTACCGGACGCGCCGGGCGGCTACCGTTACATTGGCGACTTGCCGAGGCGGCAGATATTTCATCCGAATTGCCGCCATCAAATTACGGCTCTCCGGAATCCGGAACGCGTACTCGGTGAAAGTCGAACGGAACCGGGTAATGAACCGATTGAAAAATAATATTCAACGCTTGGACCTACGATAAGTCCTTAAACTGACGGATATTGGCGACGGCCATAAATCGGAGGTATGACGAATGACTGACGTAATTAAACGTAAGTATAGATTTCCGCTCGATATTCAGCTTTTTGCGGAGGGCGAACTGGAACCAGGTACCGATCCTACTCCGGAACCGCCGAAAAAGCTTGAAATGACGCAGGCGGAACTAGACGCCAAAATTGCTGAACGGCTCGGCCGCGAACGTAAGAAGTACGCCGATTACGACGAACTGAAGACGAAGCTCGCCGACTTGGAGGCTGCGGAAACCGAACGTCAAAAGGCGGCCATGACTGAACAAGAACGTGCGGCGGCCGAACTTGCAGCGGCAAAACAGGCAGCAACGGATGCTGAATCGGCACGCCAAGCTGCGCTAAAGTCCGCGAACGAGCGGTTGCTGAAGGCGGAGTTTAAAATCGCCGCGGCGGCTGCAAACGTATTGCCGGACGCTATCGAGGATGCGTACCTGCTCGCCGACAAATCGGGCGTAATCGTAGGCGACGACGGTAATGTGACGGGCGTTGCGGAGGCTATCGCAGCATTGACGGTGGCAAAACCGTTTTTGATTGCGACGAATACACCGAAGCCAATCGGTGGTCCGAGCAATCCGAAGCCTGACGAGCGGAAAACGTTGGAGACGCAATTGGAAGACGCGAAGAAACGGAAGGACTTCTCGAAGGTGATCGAGTTGTCGAACAAGTTAACCAACCTTAAATAAGAGGACGGCCGGCCGCGTGCTAGTCGTCTTTTTATTTTATAAAACAAAGATATCAAGGGGGAAAATCAATGCCAGCATTGACTTATGACTTTCAGGACCAAGTCCGCCAACTAGAGGCGGGTATTTCGCTTATTCTCGACGACGCGCCGACATTGCTCGGTCTCATTGGACTTAACGGGGAATCGTTGTTCCAGACGAAGTACGAATGGATGTCCGATAACCTGAACTCGAATCGTGCGACCGCTGCTGCCAACGCTACAGCTTCCGCAACGTCCGTTACTGTCGCTACGGGAGATGGCGCGAAATTCCGCGTTAATGCCATCGTAGTAGCCGGCGAGGAGTATCTGAAGGTTACCGCAGTAGCCGGCGATGTAGTAACCGTTGTCCGCGGTTTTGACGGGACGACCGCTGCTGATATTGATGCAGGTGACGAATTGCGTATCGTATCCCGTCCGCAGCTTCAAGGGGCCGGTGTAGGAGTCGACGAAAGTCACGACCGCTACACGGACTACAACTTTACGCAAATCATCGAGCGTTATGCAGCCGTGTCCGGTACGCAACAAGCCGTACGTACGCACAACGTTACTAACGAACTCGACTATCAGGTACAGCTCCGCTTGAAGGAATTGGCGCGCGAGCTTAACGATTGGCTGATTTATGGTCGCCGCATCCAAGGCCAAGCTGCTACACCGTCGACATCCGGCGGTCTACTGTATTTTGCGAATCAGAACGGAGCGCATAAGGCGAACCTAGCCGGCGGCGAAGTAACGGCTAAAGCGCTGAATGACGCAATGGAGCAAGTATACTTGCGAGGGGGTAGCGTTAATACAATCCTGACGAATACCGCCGGAGCGCGTCAAATCTCGGCATTGGCGAAGGACACAATTCGCACCGTGCGTACGGATACTACGACAGGTCATCGTATCTCTTCGGTAGTGGGCGATCTGGTCGGCGGCAGCGAGGCGATGGTTATCGTTGATCCGAACTTCCCGAAAAATAAAGTAGCACTGTTCGACCGTTCGATTCTGTCCCTGTCCGCACTACAAGGACGCGCACTATGGGACGTAGACGCTTCGCCGGCTGGCGCGGACTTCGTTGCTCGTCAGATTCGCGGAGAGTACGGTATCACCGTGAAAAACGCGAAAGAAAAAGTCGCGATCCTCGAAAACGTAGCAACTACCGTTTCCTAATCAAGAGGGCCTAGCGCCCTCTTTTAACGAAGTACTGACGAAGGAGTGACGCCTAATGGCTGCGTATAAAGCAGCGCCTAAATACACGGTATCCGCCAGCGGTAAGACAGTCGTTTTTGACTGGCTTGGCGTTTACGTAACAGAAGACCCGACCGAAATCGCAGCGCTCGACCGGCTAGTCCCGAGGTGGATTACGAAGGAAGTGGACGAAGCGCAACCGGAAATTACCGAAGTTGAACCGAAACCAGCCGCGCCTGCCCGTCCCCGCAAATCGGCGAAATAAGGAGGCGATATCATGGCGATTAGCATAACGGACGCGGACGTGTACATCGCGGACAACTGTATCGACGTGGAGGATTGGGCAGACAGCGACGAGGCACGTAAAAACCGAATATTAAACGTGGCCGGACGAACACTGACGTCTAAGTACGCGACTTACGTTATCCCGGACGCCGCCGTATACGAGTTTGCTAACGTCCTGAGTATCGCCTTTAACGATACGAATCGTATGCAGCGGCAGGGGATTAACGTTTTCGGGCTTGCGTCGGTCTTTAACGTCGGATTTAAGACGGAATTGGTAACGGGTCCGGACGCGGACTTATCGCGGCTGATTCCGCAATCCACGCTCGATATTATCGGGGCGGAGAATGGCGTCAAGTTATCGAAACGGGCCGCGAAATGGACTGTCTTATGACCGGAGGGGTGATATGATATGCCTATCATTCCGCTGAAACAGACCGTCACCGTCTACGCGCCCGGCCATAACGACCCGTGGAATCCGCAGCCGGACCCGGAGCCCATTACGTATCGATGCCGCGTCGAGGAGGGCTTCCGAGTAGTTACGGACGATCAAGGCCGGGAGGTTACGTCGTCCGCGCGCATCCTCTTCGATAAGTATCCGAGCTTTCCGTCGGCGGCTCGAATCGAATACACGGACGAGAACGGAGTCACAAAAACGTATCGGCCAATTAATGGCGGCCCGAAACGGATGCTATCAAGCAAGCCGATTTTAACGGTGGTGTACGTGAAATGACAAAGACAAACGGAGTCTCAATTGATACGTCCGGGTTTGACGGCTGGACATCGCAAATAGAAGCGAAGGCGCGGCGCGGTGCCCGTAACGGTGTGTACGACGGAGTGCAGGCGATACATGACGCAAGTCGGCAATTAGCGCCCCTTGAACACGGAACTCTACGTCGCGAGAGCTGGACGGAGTTTTCGGAAACGGCTGATACGATGTCCGGCGAAATTTACTATAGTGCGACAGAGGACGGAAAATCCGGTCGCTTTAATTACGCGCTATGGCTGCACGAATTTGGCGGTAAGTCTGCGTTTGCGAATCCGACCACGCCCGGCACACAACCGAAATATCTCGAACAGCCCGTCAAGCAATATGCGGACAAGGTTAATGCCTGGATCGCGGACGAAATCCGGAAGGAGTTGGGGCTATAACGTGTTCACCATCGCGGAACTTAAATCATTCGTAGAATCCGTCGTACCGTACACGTACTATCACAACGAGTTCCCGGATTCGGCCGGCGACAATGCGGCCTTTGTACGTATTTTTGGCGGATACGCACCGAGCCAGTGGCTACCAACGCGGCGGCCATCATTTCAGGTAATCGTACGTAATCGCTCAGGCCCGGCGGCTGAAGCGACGGCATATTCGCTATATCGCGAATTTCATCAACGGCAATCCTTCGTCATCGGCACACAACGTATCAAAGCGTCATTCGCTGATCAGTCCGCGCCGCTTTATCTCGGACTGGACGAGAGTGGACGACCAACTTACTCCGTCAACTTTACGCTAACGTTGATTGACGGCCAAACAATCTAATAACGGCAACACAAGATTAAGCCTCAGCCGCTCGCGGTTGGGGCTTTTTGCGTTGTATGCCGCAGGGAGGCTATTAAATGGCAGTAGATGCTAACAAAATTGCGCTCGGCCCCGCCCGCGTAACATTCGACTTCGGGGGCACATCGCCCGTCGTATTCGAGCAAACACAGGGCGGCGTCGTGCTTACGTACGAAGAAACGACTCGCGACGTACCTATCGATCAGCTCGGCACAACGCCAGCGGACGTCATTATCACGGGTCGGACGGCTTCGGTCGCGGTGCCGATCGCTGAACGCGACCTCGCGAAACTATCGAAAATTATTCCCGGTGCTGTACTCGTAACGGACGCGACCGACCCGACGAAGCAGCGCGTAGACGTTAGCGCGGCTATCGTGGCCCGGCTGTTTCCGTTTGCGAAAAAAGTGAAAATCGAACCGCTCGACATTTACGCAACGCCGGCCGATACGATCATACTCCACAAGGCGGCCCCGCAATCCAACTTGAATTATACGTACTCGTACGATAACGAACTCGTTACAAATACGACCTTCCGCGCATTTCCGGACATGACGCAAGGTGGTCTGTTAATTTCGTTTGGCGATCCGGACGCCGAAGAGTAAGACACAAATTGGACGGCTCTTAACGGGGCCGTCTTCATGATTGGAGCTGAAAACAAACGTGATATCACGGTTATTTAATAAATCGGCAGGCACGGCCTCGCCCGAATATACGATCCTGGCCGGCAAGTCCGTTAAAATCCCGAAACTGACGCCGGCAAAATTTAAAGCGCTGCTTGAGCGGGTTGAAACGTTGCCTCAAATTATCGCTAGCGTTTTAACTTCACATCATTCGGAAGACTTCGTCGCGACCGCGATTGTAGGCGCAAATATGGCGATGGACGAGGCAGTTTCGATTGTTGCTGTTCTGGCGGATGTTGACCGCGAGGTAATCGACAACGACGCAGGCTTTGACGAAATCAGCGAATTTATCCGGCTGACTCTCGAAAAGAACGATTTGCAGCGCGCATTAAAAAACTTCCGGGCCGTCCTCGGTCACTTCCGAGCAAGACCGACAGCGGACGGCAACTAACGCTCGACGAATTTTTGACGCAGACAGCCATAAGGTTGTCCGTCAGCCAGCACGTTATTGAAACGGAATATTACCTCGTTGACTTGCCGTTACTACTCCGTTACAAGTCGGCCGTCCGCGCGGAGGAGCGGTTGATGTCGTTAAGTATCGCGACGATTAGCCAGTCAGTGGACAAGGACGTGCGCGAGCGGTTTGTTAACGGATTGCAGGCGGAAATGGACATTTACGGAAGCAGCGAAGTGCTGAAGGAACCGGGACTCGACCGGTCAGGGCTGGCAGAACTACGGAATAAACTCGGAAGGAGGTAACGGGTATTAGCGGATCAGTAGGAGGCGGCGGGGCGGCCCAGGTAGGCGCGATTAAAGCCCGGCTCGATCTCGATATATCGAACTTTACCGCAAATAAGACGAAAGCAGCTCGTGACATGGACGACTTGACTGCGAAAGCCAAACGTAGCGCGGGCGGATTTGACGAGGCAGCGGCCGCGGCGAAAAAACTGGCGGACTCGCAGGCGCAGATCGGCCGTTTAACGAGCGTTCTCGATAATACGAACGCCAAAATTGAGGTCCAGCGGAAGCGACTTACGGACTTGAAACGAACGTATGACGAAACGTTTAACGACGGAGATCGCGGCAAGTTACAGGCGCAGATCGTACAAACAGAAGGCGCGCTCCTATCGTTGGAGAAGACGTCGGACGCAACCGCACAGAAGATATGGGAACTAGAAGATAGCCTCGAATCGGCCGGCGATAGCGCGGAGATGATGTCGAATAAGACGAGTGCTTCGCTAACGAAAGTCGGCGTCGCATACGGAGCGTTGGCGGCTGCTATGACGGCGATAATCGCCAAGTCCGTCGATACAGCGGCCGCTTTTGAGTCGTCGATGGCCCGCGTTCAGGCGATGTCTGGCGCGACGGCTGCGGAGTTTAAAGCGTTGGAGGATCAGGCGATAAGCCTCGGCGTCTCGACCGTGTTTTCATCGAGCCAGGTAGCTGAAGGCCAATCATTCCTCGCGATAGCTGGATTTAAAGCGAACGACATCATAGCGGCTATGCCGGGATTGCTCGACCTTGCGGCGGCAGCGCAAATGGACCTCGGACGCGCGGCGGACATTACGTCGAATATCCTTACGGGATTCCGGCTCGAAGCGGAACAGACCGGTCGCGTATCGGACGTCTTAGCGAAGGCATTTACGTCATCTAATACGTCGATGGAACAGCTCGGATATGCCATGCGTTATGCGGCTCCAATCGCGGCATCTCTTGGCGTCAGCGTCGAAGAAACGGCAGCCGCAATCGGTATCCTCTCAAACGCCGGCATTCAGGGCGAAATGGCCGGTACGCAACTTCGGGCGATGTTCCTACGCCTTGTAAATCCGGTAGGCGATGCGGAAAAAGTTATCTCTCAGCTCGGTATTAAAACGGCCGACGCGTCAGGCAAAATCTTGCCTTTCTCCGAAATCCTTCGCCAACTTCAAACGGCCATGTCCGGCTTAACTCAATCGGCGCAGGCTGAAGCGGCCGCACTTATCGCGGGAACCGAAGCGGCATCCGGCTTTTTGACGTTGGTATCGACGGGAGCGGACGAACTGGAGCGATTTACGGGCGAACTCGAAAACTCCGGCGGTACGGCGCAGCAAATCGCTGAAACGCAAATGAATACGTATAACGGCGCGCTTGAGGAAATGCGGTCTGCGTTGGAAGGCGTTGGAATCGCAGTCGGTGACGATTTTAAACCGGCAATGCGAGCGGCTGCGGAAGAAGTAACGCGGATGCTGCTCGGGTTGGCCGAAATGGATTCCGGGACGCGGACGTTCATCGTAACGATGCTTGCCGCTGGAACAGGAGCAGGCGCATTAACTACGGCTATCTTCGGAATGGTTACAGCAATGAGGGCGCTACAGGCGGCGGGTATTGCCGCAAATGCTGCGCTTGGCTGGATTGGGGCAATCTCGGCAGCAGTAGGATTAGCGGCTGGCGCGTTTATGTCGTATAAAGTTGAAGCCGCAGAGGCAGCCGAAGCGCAACGCCAGTTTAACGAAATGCTCGAACAGTCTCCGTTAAGCCGAACGGTTGGTGACGTACAGGCGTTACGCGACAAGGCTGCCGAATTAAACAACATCCTTGAACAGAGAGCAGCGCTTGAAGAACGGTTGGCAACGTTACGTGCCGAGTTTGCGCGGGCACAGTCTGAGTCAGGCGGAGGCTTTATCGCGGCCCCGAAAGAGTTAACGGAGGCGTCAAACGCCCTCTCGGAACTAAACGATAAACTAAAGCAATACGGTATGACTGCGGAGGAAGCAGCGGCGGCAATCGAAGAAATTAACCGTGAAATCAACCAGTCTACGCCAGCACTCCGCGAACTCCGCATGGAAGAATTACGGGATATTGCGGCAAAGCAGGATCAAATCGCCGAGTCCGAAAAGCTGCTCGACCGCTACAACGAGCTGCGTAGTCAAATGTCGCGCACCGCCGAAGAGAACGAAGAACTGACGCGAACTGTACGCACGCTATCCGAACGATACCCGGACCTCGCCTCCGAATTGGACACGCAAGGCGGCCTGCTTATTACGAATGAGTCGTTAATACGCGACATCATTACCGCCGAAAACGATGCGCTTGCGGCCAGATTGACGGCGGAATCCGAAAGTACGGAGTCCAGGCGGAGAGAAACGGCAGCAGCGCTTGAAGCCGCAAAAAAGCAAATTACGGCGCTAAAAGCGGTCGCGGCAGCGGATACAGGGCAGGCGGAATTTCTTGGCGGTGGATCAAGCCTTTTCAACACAGCGCTGGGCGAAGCGGCTAAAAAGGTAGAAAGTGAGTTAAGCACCGAAGCAGCCCGGTTACAGACGTTGCTTAACGAAATGGATACCGAGCTTATTGCGATTCAAAACGGTACTTGGCGCGGACTACTCGACGGCTCCGGCGGTAGTGGTTCTGGCGGACTAAGCACGGGCTCCGGCACGCTTAATCTCGACGGCGATAAAAAGTCCGGTAAAAAGGACAAAACGCAGACGGCCGAACAAATCGCGCAAGCTGCGTATAGAGCGTCATTGCAAGCGCTGGAAAAACGCCGGCTCCTCGGCGATCTTACGGAGCAGCAGGAGGTTGATCGGCTCGCCTCGCTAGCTGAAACGTACAAAAAGTACGACGATATCTGGATCGACGCCGAATCCCGCCGTCAACGCATCATATCGCAAATGGCTGCGGCCGAGGCGAAGGCAACCGAAGAAACTGCGCGGGCATCCGAAAAGGCACAGCGTACCAGCTACGAAAAGTCGACGGAATGGATCGAACTGGAAACGCAACGCATGACGGAGCGCGGCGAGTCCGAACGTGCCATTACCGAAATGCAGCTCGAAGCATGGACGCGGGTCCGGAATCGCTACGGCAAGGATACGGAGTATTTTAAACGTGCCGACCGCGAGATGTATAACGCCCGAATGGACTTACGCAAGCAGGACGAGCGGGCAGCGAAGGAAGCCGCCGACACAGCCGAAAAGGCCGCGAAGGCGTCGACGAAAACGTTTTTGGATAACATCGAGAAGCAGCGGAAGGCCGAACTGACCGCGTTGGACAAACGGAAGGCAGATACGAAAAAGCATTACGACGACATCCTGAAAATCATCGACAATGCCGAACGTGGCCGCGAGCGCAAGTCCATCGTGGACGAAATGGAAAAGTACCGGTTCGCCACGTCGGAAAAAGGCCGGAAACGTTTCGAGGAGTTGCAGGAACAGCTTCGGAAGATGGACGTCGAGGACAATAAGGACGCGCTCCGGCAAGAACGCGACGATAAGCTGTCCGCGCTTGACCAGCAAAAAGCGGATATCGACGCCTGGTATACCGATCTCAAGTCGGCGGCCGAATCGTTTAACGGCGACATGATCTCGCTCTACCAGCTTACGGAGGATGCGCGGCTGAAGGCGTTTATCGAAACCAACGCGGAAATCAAGGCGGAGATGTCTCGGTTTCAGGCGGAAATGGCGTCAATTACCGGTCAGCAAGCCGCGGCGGCTGCGGTAATCGACCCATTTAAAGCGTCGACTATCGCGCAAATGAAGGCGAACTCGGCCGCTTGGAAGACGTATCAATCGGAAGGTAACACGGCTGCTATGGCGGGGGTTGCTGCCGAAAATAAACGGCTCGGCGCGGAGATTGGCGGTACTTACGATAGCAAGGCGGGCCGCTGGTTCGGAGCCGATGGGTTGCCGCTATTCCATACGGGACGCGACGGCGTGACAGGCCGGACATTTAACGCGGGCGACATGCTAATGCCTGACGAAATAGGCGCGATCCTGCGACGCGACGAGTACGTCTTTACTCCGGGACAGCTACGGAGTTTGATCGACGGGGCAACGGACCGCAGGTCTGGAACAACGGTAAATATCGAGCGCATTGTCGGCGTGGAGATGAACGATACGACCCTCGAAGACGAAATCGACGTACGGGCAATCGGCCGCGTCGGCGTAGATATGGCAGCGGAAATGGCGCGCAACAACTATACGGGAGGTGCTTAACGTGGCTGAATATGGCTTCGTGTTCAAAGGGCGGCACTGTTCCGAGTTCGGTGCGCGCCTTCTTCGTTATACCGTTAACAGCCCGGACCTGCGCGAATACGAGGATGAACCGGCCGGACTGCCCGGCGTGCTTGATTTCGGGACCGAACTCGGAAAGCGCGAAATAGAAATCGTAATGGATATCGATCCGAGCGTTGATGTTCCGTTCAAGCGCCGGCAATCCGAAATATTAACGTGGCTTAAGCCGACAACAGCGGCGGGCATTCTCGTTTTCGACGAGGTGCCTGACCGCTTTTTTTACGCCAAGCTTTCGGGCAGGCTCGTCCCCGAACAGATCGGACAGTACGGCGAGTTTCGCGTGACTCTTAAATGTACGGACCCGTTTGCATACGGGCCGGAACGAATATATGAAGCCGTTATTACGGATAGCGGGATAGGAACTGCTGCCGTAACGCTAGAATCCGAGGGCTCCGAGCCGACGCCGCCAATTATCGAATTATCAAACGCGGGAAGTACAGCGCTAACGGATGGGTTTACGCTGACGATCGAATATGAAACCGAGTAGGCGCGCAAGCGGCTCGGAATAGAAAGGACGGATGGTAATGGCATTAGCGGTATCGAATTATCTTGCGGACGCGTGGCTTAATCAGACGTTTAGGAACGTTGCCTGGACGCGGCCCACTACGGTATATATTGCACTTTATACAAGCAATCCGACGGCGGCCGATACGGGTACGGAAGTAACTGGCGGGGCGTATGTTAGGCGAGCAATTGCGTTTGCAGCGCCAGCCACGGAGATAGGTCGGCGAACCTTGCGAAGTAACGCGGAGGTTGCGTTTCCTACCGCGACGGCCGATTGGGGCACGATTACGCACGTTGGTATACGGGACGCGGCAACCGGCGGCAACTTGCTATTTTACGGAGCTGTTGATAATCCGCGTACGCTTCAGGTTAACGATTTGCTTAAATTTCCGGTCTCGTCCGTTGCTTTGTCCGTAAACTAACGAAAAATTAACGAGGTGAAAACGAATGTCAACGTTATATCCTGCAATGGTGAACTCGCCAGTAACCGAGTTAGCCGCGGCAATTGACGCAGTAGCAACGACAATTACCGTTTTAAACGGAGCCGCGCTGCCTGACGCGCCGAATATCGCGACCATTGGACAAGGCGAGAATGCGGAAACCGTTATGTATGCGGCAAAGTCCGGGAATACGCTATCGTCCGTAACACGCGGATTCCAAGGAACAGCCCGCACATGGCCGATTAGCTCGAAAATTGCACGTAATTTTACCGCCTATGATTACGATACAATCCGCCAGAAACTTGACGAAGGCCAAACCATCCCCGCCCCAATAAGCAGGGGAGTAAACGTCATCCAGTCCGATCAGGCAAGCGGGGCAACGTTTAATGTGTTGGGGTGTACGCTGTGCAACATTTTGGGGCGCGATGGCGGTTGCGAGAGCTTAGCGCCATTTACAACGCAAGGACCAGTGACTATTGACACAACTATAAAGCATGACGGTAATTCTTCAATTAGTGTAACATCGTCTGTGTCTTCGTCCTACGCATATAAGGATTTTAACTATACGCTAGACACAGCGAAACACTACTTGTTGGCTGGCTGGATATATATCCAAAGTGCCTCAGGTGGACAGATCGGTTTCCGTATGAATGATGTTGGTTCATTGAATACCACTCGATACGGCGTGTATGCCAATAACTCAACTGTAGGATCATGGCAATTCGTGTACGTAAAGATTCCAACCGCAAACACATTTGTTGGTGCTGGCTTTAGGTTGCTTATAGGTTCATACGCAGCTACAACGGTGGCGAATCTTGACTCTATTCGCTTATACGAAGTATCCGCCTCCGACTACGCCGCCATAGGCACCACAATAACAGGAGAGGCGATCGACCGCCGTTGGCCTTACGTAGACAGCGTACAGCATACGCGGGGGCTGTCAGTGTTGATGCCGGGCAAAAACCTGTACATTGAAGACATTACTGCGACATCTGGAACGGGATCGAGTTATGTGCGAAAGGATGCAAGAACAGTTGAAGTAACAAGCGGTGCTGGAATGTTTAATTATGCATTAGCTCGGCGCATTAAAGTTCAACCATTCACCAACTATGTTGTCAGCGGATTTACCGAAAATTTATCCGGTGTGGATGCTCCAGTGATTAGTGTTCGTAGGGGCAGTGATAACGGTGTTGTTGGTATAAATAATGCAACAGGGATAGGGAATATATTTGCCGCCTTCAACACCAGTGCAGAAACAGAAATAATCATTTTCTTATATGGCAGTAGAGAAACAGCCGCCATACAAACTAAACGGTACACAAATGTTCAAGTAGAACTAGGGAGTACGCCATCCAACTACGAGCCTTACAGACCGTCCTATGCCCACGCCGACACAGCTCTTGCAAGCAACGTTGACCGCAGCATAGCGGACAGCTATGACAGTGCAACAGGGCAAGTGTTCCGGCGGTGGATAACTGGCGTTAAAGTGGATGGGTCGCGCACATGGATACTCGGCTCGGCGTTCACCGGATACAGGAGAGTCCATGTGTCAAACTTTGCTCCTGCTGGTAGCTCCTCCGCACCTCAAAATATGGTTACTTTTGATGGGAAAGTTCTTCGGATGTTCACTGATGCAAATGTACTCGACACATTTTATTTACAAGTCTCCAGCGGAACATTACATGTAGTAGTCTCCAATTCTGAGAGTGGCTGGAATGATGCCGTTGTACCAACATCAAATGCAATCAAAGCTTTCATGAACGGCTGGAAGGCAAACGGCAATAACGGCACCGTCTATAACTCATGGGTATCCATCCTAACGGGCGCAGCACCAGCCACAAACACGGAAGCTTACGTTGCCGCTAACAAAGCCCCCGGCTGGGACGCATACGCCACGCTTGATTACGTGCGGTCAAAGCCAATCACTGAGACGCTAACGGGCTACCGTGGCGGGCTGGCGTTGGTTAAGGGCGGGAATACGGTCGAGCTGCTGGAGGGCGTGATTGTCCGCGAGAGGGCATATCCAAAACTAGACGGCGATGGATGGTTTATTATGTCCGCTGACTCTTCCGAATTTTGGGGGGCTTCACGTGTTAAATATT